TTTTAATCCATTGCAGAAAATCTTATTATGAAGATAATAAGAAACTGTTATTTATTTGGCAGTTCCATACTATTGTACGGATTTAGACTGGTAACTCAGATCCCTTTTACGGGGTACCCTGATGTTTATTTAGTCTTTCGAAGTCTTATTGCCCACTTTAGATTCCATAATTGGTTATCTAATTTTGGTGAGTCATTAGCACTTCTAGCCTCTCCTCTTAATTACTTAAGATGAAGGAAGTTGTTCTTTGATTTAAATGTTCCAATTATACTTATAATCAAACAAATGAAAAAATTTTTAAAATTTAAATTATTAAAAACCTATTCGTTCGGTTTGATAAATAACATGAGAGGATATATTAAGTCTGAAACAACGGTTACGCTAGCAAATCCTTTGGATTTTGCAGTACAGATTTCTCGTGTAGCATGGAGAGTTATATCTCAATGCTTTATGAGTTCTGTAAAGTTGACTAATAGATTAAAACTATTAAATTCTTTCCTTGTATATATTTTCAACATGTATCGTAAACATGGTGAGAACTATACAGTTAAGTATCTAAAGTGTTCACTTCTTAGTATCCAAAAGAGGGTAGCGGGTTCAGGTTTAAAGTCCTTACGAACTTTAGAACCTGACTTGCCTTTACCTAGATTGTCTCGTTCTGGTCTTCCAAAGATTATTCCTTGGAGGGATCGAACAGCAATCTTATCTGGTAATAAGGATATCTTACGTTACTGATTAACTTTATTTTCTATTTATAGAATTATAAAGATAGAAGGTAAATTAAAATTATCCACTATTACAGATCCTCTATCTGTCCCTTTTGAAAATATTGAAGTGGGTTGTACTCGGTTATTTAGAATTTCTAAAAGATGAGCAAACTCATTCGATATTGACATTTTAAAGGCGGATAAAGGGGTAAGGCTTTTAACGAAAGCTTCTTCTACACATTCTGTGTCATGATTTGGTATGATAATGGACGCTCTTTTACTAAAAAGAGTCTATCCACTTATGTACCAAAGAATCCTCTCTTATCTAGAGCTATCCAATCAAAATTTTCTTAAATTATGTTTGGAGACCTCTGTTATGATAGGTGAATTATACCCTGACCGAGCCCATTTATTTGTGAAGACATCTTGTCATCCAAATTGGAATCCTTGGAAAAGTGTAATTGGAAAACTTTCGTTAAAAGAAGAAGCAGCAGGGAAGATTAGAGTCTTTGCTATGGTTGATTTTTGAACACAAATGTGTCTTAAATCACTCCATGAAATGCTCTTTGCTTTCCTTAGGTCTTTACCTAATGATGGGACTTTTGATCAGGATGCATCTGTTAGAAGATGTATTGAAAAATCAAATAAGTCTTTTAAGTCATTTGGTTATGATCTAAGTGCTGCTACCGATAGGTTACCTATTGATTTACAGGTCTCAGTATTAGAAGCTATAATTGGTTTACCGTTAGCAAATCTCTGAAAAGAGATTTTAGTTAACAGAAATTACCATATAACTTATGATACTCCTACTGGTAAATTTGATGATGATCTAAATTATTCAGTAGGTCAACCTATGGGTGCCCTTTCTTCTTGGGCTATGCTGGCAATTTGTCACCATTTCATCGTCCAATCAGCTTATAAGCAATTGTATCCAACCTTTAATGGTTGATATGATAACTATGAGCTTTTGGGTGATGATATAGTTATCTTTGATCAAGATGTTGCAGATTGCTATCTGTTAATGATGACCTCCTTTGGAGTATCAGTTAACATTTCAAAGTCTGTTATTTCTAACAATAATTCCTTTGAATTTGCAAAAGTTACTTGTTCAAAAGGACAAATTGTGTCAGGTTTATCCTGACAGATGTTCTTGTCTCAAAATTCATGATTAGGTAGAGTTAATATAGCTTATACATTATTATGTAAAACTAATAATGTTAAGTTATCTTGATTGTTAAAACTCTCAAGATTAACTCCTACAACTATTGGACATGTAAATGCCTTTTTAGTTGCCCTAAGTACCATGATAGTGAGCTCAAGATTTCCTCAATTTTTTGATCATTTGTTCCAAATTTTATCAGTTAATACTGTTAATAAAAGAAACAAGTGATTTGAATCACTAGATCAAAAGGTTCTTTTGAACTTTTTAGGATATCTAGTGAATCATTTTAGATCAGAAGAGCTCCAATATTCGGTCTCGAGAGACATCTCGAAATTTTACGTATTGGACCTACCTTGGTTAAAACTATACTATAGTAATATTGTTTTAGTTAGATCCAAGATGTATAATACTTCTGCTCTAATCGAAAAATTGACGAATGAAATATTAGATACTTTTATTTTTAAAGTAGTTCCTCTTCATTTAAGAGTTCTCAACGGTGATTTTACTGGTAAAGATTTTGAACTTCAAAGTCTTTTCTTGTTTTTCCACATGTTGAGTACGAGGTTAATTCCCAAGGATAATCCCTGTGATAACCCTCGAGCTCTATATTTTAAGGAATTACCGGATATTATAAAAGATTTTAATAGTACTGATAATCTTGTGGAGTTAAGTAAAATAGTCGATCTTTCAACATTGAAATTTCGTCAACGTTACTCAGATCCAGTTAAGATACATTCTCCTTTAAAGTTATATAAACAATTATATGCTTTAAATAAGAGAAGACCATCTTGAACAAGAAAATCAGATCTATTAGATGGGTCTTAACTCATGATTATTGGAACGAATTCCACTAATATAGTTAATGAACTAGTGATTTAAAACCAATGTTTATCTGAATACATAAAGATAAGTAATGTTTCCTTATATCCTTTAGGGACTAAGTTAAATCACCTATATTATGATGATCCAATTAAACAACGG